GCCCGGCCAAAGAAATCTGATACAGCACTTGGTATAGATACGACACTCCATCCCTTTTCTCTGTAAGAAACCAATAGACTAGTGATAAGATCACTAGTTTTACTGTGTTTCAAAGCAGATAACTGGAATGGGGTGATGTTCTCTTTCCTGTAAATAAGCTGTTTAGCAAATTCACAGAAATGTGGCGAAATATGAGTCTTGGATATTGAAATTTCAACTCCAAGATTCTTCATAATCTCCATATACATCTGTGCTATATCAGCATCACCTATTAGCACATCATCTCCTAGTAAGCAATATTTTAGTTGCTTAAAAGGTATCTTCAATTCTTTAGATATAAAGAAGAAGATATAGTGGTGAGCTAGAGTAAAAGAAGATCATGATGAGTAAGCCCCCATCGGGTTTCCGACCGAGTATGTATACTCGCGGTCTCCCGACTTAAAGGGGTATCCTATCATGATATCTTCTCAAGCTCTTACATAGGTGTCTGGAAGTCTCCCTTTAAGGACATCACTAATTAACCAAATTGGGAATCTATCAGTGGCTGACTTAAGGTCAACACTATAATAGATATCTCAATTTTTAGTTTTGTCTTTAAAGGAATTCTGGTCAAAGGTGCAGTCCTGATCTATCTTCTTTAGAAAGTTAAAGAGGTAAAGATGAAGAGGTTTTAGCACACTCTGACTAAAATAGTCAAGAATAGCTATAACTCTAGTCTTTCCTTCTTTATCCGAAAAGGATGATAACTTTCTAAAAATGTCTCCCTTTGTTGTAAGGGAAACAAAGAATTTAGATAAGAAACCTGCACCTTCTTCTAAGTTATGAAGGTAAGTTTCCATTTTCTTACCACCTACTATTCCGATTGACTCTCTAAGCTTTTTAGGCAAAGAAAATCAGTCGGCTAGCCAGGTGTTAAGAGCATGACCTTTAGGTCCGCTCTTAGTAGTAAAATGGAACTTCTTTCATTTTAACTTAGAAGGGACAGAATCCTGAGGCTTGTACCCGAATGTTTTCCAGAAGGACTGAATATGCTGATTTATGCTAAAACCTTCAACTCCTTTATAAGGATGGGTTATAGCATCATAATCAGGATTAACAGTATCCTTCATAGCTCTTGATATAGATAAGATAGAGAAAGTCATCTTTAGCACAGAAATGTGGTAAGGGTGATCTTTATCTCTAATATATCTAATCAAAGGGCCAAAACATGCGGGGATACCATCATTGGTCAATCGAACTCCTGGTACTCTTATGGCATTACCTGATAAGTAATTCATAAGAGCTCCCCTCATACTCTTATTATAGAGTATGAAGGAAGTTTTACCTCTCGAGTTGAAGATTTTCAACTGATGGTCCAGAAGCTGATTAAACTCACCCAAGGTTGGACAAGCCAATTCCATATTGGCTTTTAACCAGCCGATCATATTTTGGAGTAGACGGAACAATTTTAAATTGTTTTGTCTCTTCATAATGATCTGGGTAGTTTATTGCTTCACTCTGCC